TGGGAGCAGCACGCCTACGCAGAGAAGTGCATCGCAGACCCGGCCTTTGACCCGGCCTTCTTCGGGTGCATCTACGCGGCCCCGCCTGAGTGTGGTGCGGACGGCACGTGGAAAGACCCGAAGGTGTGGCGGATGGCGAATCCGTCACTGGGCGAGACGATCACGGAAGAGTCGTTCGCGGCCGACGCTCGTGAGGCTGAGCAGTCGCCGACAAAGCTCAATTCGTTTTTGCGATACCGGCTCAACGTCTGGACCACGCAAGACACGCGGTGGATCTCGCCGACTGCCTGGGCGTCGTGCAACGGCGGCTTGCGACCGTTTGGCGACCGCCCTGTGTACGCCGGGCTCGACTTGGCGACCACGTATGACCTCTCGGCCCTGGTGCTCGTGTGCCCAGACCCGGAGGACGGCTCGATTGACGTACTGCCGTTCTTTTGGATTCCCGAGGCTAATGCTGCGGAGCGTGCCCAGCGGGACAAGGTGGACTACCTCTCGTGGATTCGCGACGGGCATATCCGCGTGACCGATGGCAACGTGACCGACTACACGGTGTTGCATCGTGATATTGCCGAGATTTGCGACACGTACAAGGTGCGGACGCTGGCGGTGGACTTGAAGTTCAACGGGCAGATGCTCGCGAACATGCTGCAAGGGGACGGGGTGGATGTGAAAGGCTATCCGCAGGGGGGCCGCGCGATGTCGGCCCCTGCGAAGACGTTGGAAAACCTGATTATCAACGCGAAGGTGCGGCACGCTGGGCATCCGGTATTGACGTGGTGTGCCGGAAACGTGGCGGTGCAAGAGGATCGGTTCGGCAACATCTACCCAAGCAAGGCGAAATCGACCGAGCGCATCGACGGCATCGTGGCTCTGTGCCAGGGCATCGGGTGCTGGATCGGGTCTGAACAGAAGCCGGAAGCCACCCCCGAAATATTCTTCATATGACGAACGAAAACCGCATCTTGTGGCTGCCCGGCGAGGAGCGTGCGTGGGATGACGATGGCGGTGGCCGCAGTCCTGCCGGCGTGCGCATCAACGCCGACAACGCGACGATGGTCGCGGCAGTGTTCGCGTGCGTGCGGATTCTGAGCGAGACGGTGGCGAGCCTGCCGCTGCATGTGCTCGAGCGGATGCCGAGCGGCGGCAAGCGTCAGGCTCGTGAGTTGCCGCTGTATCGGCGGCTGCATGATCGTCCGAACTCCTGGCAGACGAGTTTTGAATGGCGTGAGCAGATGGTTCGCCATGTCGCGTTGTGGGGCGACAGCGAAAGCGAGATTCGCCCTGGCGAGTCGGGCTACGCTGACCAGATCATTCCGCTGCATCCCAGCCGGATGAAGGTGGACGTTATCGAAAACGACCGCCTGCGGTACACGTACCGGGAGGAGAAGGGGCGGCAGACGGTCTACTCGCAAGAGCAAATCCTGCACGTTCGCGGGCCGAGCGATGACGGCGTGCACGGGCAGAGCATCGCGGAGGAGTGCCGCGAGGCGATTGCGTTGGCTCGGGCGTGCGAGATTCACGGGGCGCGGTTCTTCGGCGGCGGTGCCAGGCCTGGGTTCATTCTCTCGACCGACAACCCGCTCAATGCGGAAGCCCGCCGTGAGTTGGCTGATGGATGGAATCGCAAGCATCGCGGCCCGTACAACGCCTTTGAGACGGCGGTACTGACGGGCGGGTTGAAGCCTTACGAAATCCCCTACGCCAGCAATACCGATTCGCAGTTCCTCGAGCTGCGTCGCTACCAGTTGGCCGAGATCGCCCGGCTCTTCCGCATCCCGATGCACCTTCTCCAAGAGGGCGGTGCGTCCGGCAGCGTCGAGCACGCCGGAATCGACTTCGTGCAGCACACGATCATTCCGTGGCTGCGGCGGTTGGAGTCGGCATTTTCTCGTGACTTGCTGCCGGATGACGCGGCACGCGACCGCTATCAGATTTCCTTCGATGTTCGCGGTCTGTTGCGTGGTGACGCGGCGAGCCGGTCGGCGTACTACCGCAGCATGTGGGACATCGGCGTGCTTTCGACCAATGACATCCTCGCTCTAGAGGACATGAATCCGGTTGAGGGTGGCGACGAGCGGCATCGTCCGCTGAACATGGGGACGCTGGGTGCGGACCCGTCTGCGGGCGACGTGCTAGCGCAGCAGCAACCCGGCAGCGGCATCGACGGCCAGGCGGTCGAGGGCGGTCTGGATGCGGCGACGCAACCGGCCAGCGAACCGGCCACGGACGCGGCTCCGCAGGTCGCCGACGTGTCGCTCAACGGAGCGCAGATCACGGGGCTGATTGTGATTCTGCAGCAGATCCCCGCCGGGCTAATCACCAAGGACGGCGCAGCGGCCTTGATTGCTGCGTCGTTCCCGTCAATCAACGCCGCACAGATTACGGCGATCCTCGCGGGTGTATCCGAATCTGCACCCGTGCCGCCGCCGGCCACCGAACCGGCGACGCCCGACGTTTCGCCTGACTCGCGTGCCGTGCCTGACGCTATCGCAGAAGGCGATTGGGTGACGTTGCCTGGCGGTCGCGTCGGCCAAGTCGATCACGTGATGACCGAGGGCGTCCTGAATCTGGGCGACGTTGAATTGCCCGCGACGCCAGACGATCCCGCCGCACTCGTGAGCGTGTGGGAGGAAGGCGAGTTTGATGACCCTGTGGCGGTGAAGGTGGCCGAGATCACGAAGACGGAAGCACCCAATGGGCAGGTATGACCACATCGACTTCACGCCCCCGGCGGGAGTGCGGAAGGAGGCGGCGAAGGGGCTGGACTGGCGAAGCGAGTACGGACGCGGTGGCACGGCAGTTGGCATTGCTCGCGCTCGCGACTTATCCAACGGCGCGACAATCAGTCCCGACACCGCCCGCCGAATGAAAGCATTTTTCGACCGGCATCAAACGAACATCGGAACGACGGGCTGGAGTCCCGGTGAAGACGGGTTTCCCTCCAACGGTCGCATCGCATGGGCCTTGTGGGGAAGTGACCCCGGTTGGGCATGGAGTCGCAAACTGGTCGAGCAGATGAACGCCGCAGACGAGGAGAACCGAAGCATGACCGAACGCCGCAGCCTCTACGAAACCGAATCGACCGACCTGCCCCTGCTCCGCGTGGAATCGCGTGCAGAGGACGGCCAGCACGAAAGCCGGTGGATCGTCGGCTACGCGGCGAAGTTCGGCGTCAACTCGCTCGACCTGGGCGACTTTGTGGAGCGGATCGACCCCAATGCGTTCGGCATCGTCGCGGAGCGTCGCGGACGCAAGAAGCCGCTGGAAACGCGGGCTCTGTGGAATCACGACCCGAACTATCCGCTGGCTCGCTATCCCGGCACGCTGCGGATGAACGTGGACGAGATCGGGCTGCGGTACGAGTTCCAGGTACCCGACACGTCCTACGGTCGCGACCTGGCGAGCAACATCGAGGCGGGCATCGTGCGAGGTTCGTCGTTCTCGTTTCAGATCGCCCCTGGTGGTGAATCTTGGAGCGTGGAAGACGGCCGCAGCATCCGCACCGTGACGAAGATCGACACGCTGATCGACGTTGGTCCGGTCACGTTTCCGGCGTATCCGGATGCCGACGTGAGTGTTGCCAAGCGGTCGTTCGATGCGTGGCGTTCCGCCGAAGCCGATGTGCAGCGGCGGCAGATTGACCGCGTGCTGCAGATTCGCGGCAAGGCGGAATCTATCCGTGATTTCCTGAGGCAGCATGGCCGCTAGTGGTGATTCGTGTCCGCGATGCCGCGAGGGCGTGATGTCCGTGGCATCGTCGCAGCGCAGCGGCGAGTACCAGGTTCGGTACTTGCGTTGCGCCAAGTGCGGCTGCACCGGCAAGCAAGTCGTGCCGCCGGGTGAGGTTCGCCGACTGAAGGTCGGCTGAAGTTCTTTACTGTCGCGCCCTGCACAACTGCATGGGTGGGGTGCCTTGCTCTTAGTTTCGACGGTGTGGACGGCATCGGTCGTCCGAACCCGAACAAGGAGCAATGCACGTGGACAAGCTCAAGAAGCTGCTCGATGAACTCGCCGCCGTGGTCGCCGAAATGGAGGCCACCTCGCAGGCTCCCGCCGAGGGCGACGCGCCCGCGATGACCGAGGAGCAGGAGTCTTCGCTCCGCAGCCTTGAGGCTCGCGCCGACAAGCTCCGCGAGCAGATTGCGTTCGTTGAGCGCGTCCAGGCGAAGCAGCTCGAACTGCGTTCCGTGCTGGAGCGTGCCGCTCCCGCCAAGGCCATCGACAAGACCGAAGACACCGAAAAGGAGCCGACCGTGGAGAAGCGTCATTTCGCCGTCCCGCGTGCCACTGGCAAGCTGCGGGCGTTCACCGGCCCGAATGCCGAAGAGCGTGCCTATCGTGCTGGCATGCACCTCAAGGGCTATATGCTCGGTGACGCCGAGGCTCGCCGGTGGTGCAAGGACCACGGCGTTGAGGCTCGCGCCCAGGCCGGCGGAATCAACTCGCTCGGCGGCGTGCTCGTGGCTGACGAGATGTCGAGCGAGATCATCCGGCTCGTCGAGGAGTACGGCGCGTTCCCGCAGTACGCTCGCCGCGTTTCGATGAACTCCGACTCGATGCTGATTGCTCGCCGGACGGGTGGTCTTGCCGCTCGGCCGATTGGCGAGAACGCCGCGCCCGCGACCAGCGACGCGACGTTCGACAACATCAACCTCGTGGCGAAGATTTGGGGTATCGACAATCGCATCCCGAACTCGCTGCTCGAAGACTCGATCATCGACTTGGCCGATGCCATGGCGGTCGAGGTGGCCCAGTCGTTCGCCGAAGCCTTTGACAACGCTGGCTTCATCGGTGACGGCAGCGGGGCTCATCACGGCACGACCGGCGTTGCCACGGCGATCATCGACGGCACGCACACCGCGTCCGTGGTGACGGCTGGTGCGAACAACGACGTTTTCGCCGACCTGACGCTGAACGACTTCACGCAGGTTGTGGCTCGGCTCCCGCTCTTTGCTCGCCGGAATGCGGCGTGGTACATCTCCAGCGCTGGCTGGGGTGCCTCGATGCTGCGGCTGATGGCGGGCGTCGGTGGCAATGCCAAGGGTGACGTGGCTGGCGGGTTTGCCGAGACGTTCCTGGGCTACCCGGTGCGGCTCGTGCAGGCGATGGAAAGCCGCCTGACGGGCACGGCCAGCGGCGTCGCGTGCCTGTTCGGTGATCTCTCGCAGGCTGCCACCTACGGCGAGCGGCGGGCGGTCACGATCAAGACCGACACCAGCCGGTTCATCGAGTTCGACCAGACCCTGACCTTCGCTACGGCTCGTGTCGCCATCGTGGCTCACGACCTTGGCAACAACAGCAAGGCCGGCCCGATCGTCGCCCTGCGGTTCAACACCTGATCGAGTAGCATCCCTCTCTAGGAGATTTTGACCCATGCTTCATCTGGCTCGTACGAAGACGGATGCCATCATCGGCACGGCTGACACCGCAACGAATGCGACGGCGCAGCACACCATCGACACGCTGGGCTACGCCTATGCGTCCATCGACGTTGTGTTTGAGCCGAACGCGGCGACGACCGACGCTATCTGCCGGTCACTGAAGGTCGAGGAGTCGGACCTGTCGGCTTCGGCCTACTCTGACATCACGGCCCTGGTGGGCGGTGGCGTCGGCGGGTTCACGATTCCGACCAGCGGCTCGCGGACTGCGGGCAGCAACGTGGTCCGGCTGAACGTGGACCTTCGCGGCAAGAAGCGTTACCTGCGGGTGAATGCCACCCCGACTGCCGCGAGCGTGGTCGCCAGCGTCGTGCGGCTTGGCCGTGGCGAGGTGGGCGAGGCTTCCGCGTCGGCTGCCGGCGTGCAGGTTCGCGTTGACGCCTGACGCTTGACACAGTGTGCAAAGTGGACGGCTGGCAGGGGATTACCTCTGCCAGCCGTTTTCTTTTTGCAGGGGCCGCCATGCTCGTTCGCGTTGGTGATACGCAGGTGGATGTTCGCGTCGAGGCAGTCATGTCGATGCCTCGGCTGGGTTTCAACGACAACTGGTTCACGTGGGCTCAAGCCCTGATGCCGTTGGGCATCCGGCCTACAAAGGTCACTGGGGCGTTCTGGGGGCAGTGCCTCCAGCGAGTGATGGAGCAGTTCGTCGATTCGTGCGAATACATCCTCACGATCGACTACGACACGTTCTTTTCCCGCGAGGATATCGAGCATCTTTTCGCCCTGGCGATGACATTTCAATGCGACGCGATCACCGGGCTGCAGACGAAGCGTGAGGACGGCAGGCCCATGCTCACGCTCAAGGGGATGCTGGACAGCCCGCCAGCAGGCGGCAA